CCTGGCCTCCGTGTGGGATGGGTTATGTCAGCTATAACGATGCACTGAGAGCTTCGAGAAGGCCCCTGTTTCCGTCTTTCCATCTTTGTTATACCCCTCCTTACGTTTTCGTGTAGTTTTCATGGCTCATACCAGCACTGAGAGGGTTTCGGGGACGGACCTGCCGGCCTTTTCGTAATGTTTGGCTAGATGCCTGGCTGCCTGGATGATATCCTCCTCGGTGGCCTCGACGCGCTGGCCTCGGTAGCCGCCGGGGGAGAGGGCGGCGACGGCTGCCGGCATGCGGTCCCAGTCAACGGTGCTCTGAAGGTCTATTCGGCCCTGGAGGTAGCGGAAGATGGATTTGGTGTGATGGGGGAGCTTCCAGGTTGAAGGGTCCTCCGGGTCGCCGACGATGGCGAAGGCCTCTCTGGGGAGTCCCTCCCTGGTCTTCTCCTTTTCTACAGCCTGGTCTACTTTCGACTTCGGCATGCTTTCCTCCTTATCCTGTGATAAAACCGAACGAGCGGCCTGCAACCGATGGTGTTTCCTCGCTTCCCCAGTCCAGCAGGTCGTCCCTCTCGCTCTCGTAGCTTGCTTTCTCCCACGCTGCACCTCGAGCGGAATCAGAGCATCGTACTTCATCAACATAATCGGTGCTGAGACAAGCTGCTATACCACCATAGAACTGTATCGCTCCAATCGTTCCTTTTGTATGGGTAAAGTCAACTTGGGTATATGCCGCGGTATTCTTCTCATCCCCATCCACATATAGCCGTAGTGTGTTGCCATCCCGAACCGCCGTTAGTCTATGCCAGGCATCCCTAATAGCAGATGCCCAGGTGAAATCATCTGTCTCACCGTCGTTATCGTCTCGGAGGAAGAACTCGGCGTAACCGCTCGCGTCAATAGCCAGTTGCAACATGGTGTGCAATGTAGCGTGGCCTTGCCCGAATATTATCCCTTTGCCAGTATCATGTTTATAGACCCACAGGGACACAGTAAAGTCAGCTCCGCAATCAACAATCCCTTCGCCAAGGTCTATGTAATCATCACCGCCGTTCCAATACTGAGCGTCACTTATCTTGCCCGCTGTGTTTACGGCTGGCTCCGCTGCACCCTTCTTGGTGCCATCCTTGGCATTTACCGTGCTGTCCCTGACATGGGAAGTGTCAGGATCATCCCTCATGTGGTAGACAAGTTTGAAGCTGCTATCCCAGACGTTATGCACAACCGCATCGCTTGGGTCGCCAACATAAGTTGTGTTATCTGCGTGGGTACTGTCGTAGTAGATAAAAAGCGGTGTGTTTTCCGCAGCTAGAACTGTCCAATCAGATTTGCTCAGCCAAAGCCATGCCTGCTTGTTGGCATGGTCCCATTTCTCTATTTCCACGTAGAGTTGAGTTATGCCGTCCGCCTTGGTAATGGCTATCTTCTTGCGGTTGGCGTCGCTTCCAAGCTCATTAAAAACACAGCTCAGGTCATAGGCACCGCCCTTGCCACATGTTGCGCTTAGATGGGCAAGAACTGCAAAATGGGTAAGGTTTTCATCTACCTTATTCTTATCAGTGGTGAACGGGACCCGTTTACCCCAACCTGAGAGCCAAGCCATTATGACTTCTCCACCTCATGAGTTGCTTGAGTTGGTTGAGTTCCTTGGGTTTGTGGAGTGGTTGGAAATCTTAAAGCCATCTTACCTCCTATGTTTTGGTTACTGTCAGGCTTATTGTCACCCTGGTCACGGTCGTGGCGCTGTCGACGTTGAAGGCCAGGATGTCGCCCGCTGAGATAGAAGTGGTCCAGCCGGTGAGGGTGGAGTCCTGGGCCTTCTGAGCGGAAGATAACGTTGGTGGCGCTGAGGCTGTGATGCTGTCAGCGTCCGTTGGCGGGAAGTTGGCGTAAGAATCCTCCCAGATGTCTACTACGATCGAGCCTGACTGGTCGGCAAGGATGGTTACCTGAGTGATGGTGCAAGCGAAGGGGACCTCCAGGTGGCCCTTCTGACCTGTGGTGATTGCTGAGCCTCCGCCGTCGATGATGAAGGTTATGGTTATGACGTTGCTGTGGTGAGCGTCTTTATCGTTGACATGAGCATAGGCCCAGTTGGCGTTACAGGCTTTGTCGTATACGCCTTCGCCGGGCGTGCCTTGCAGGTGGTCGGTGATGCTTTCTGGTTGCTCGACTACCTTGCTGGAAGCATTGAGAGAAGCTAGTCCGCTGGCGGCGCCTTTCTGGGCGGGTGAGCCATCCAGGCCCTCGAGGCTTATCTCGTCTGAGCCTCCGTTCTGGTGGCTGGTCTTGTGAGCTTTGGGGTTGTGGTCCTGGACTTCGGCCTTGGTGCTGCCCTCTAGCTTCTCTGAATTGTCGACGATGCCGTTGTCGCCAGTGTCATAGACGGATTTGAGCATGTCGCCGCCGCCGCCTGGGGTGGCGAACTCCAGTGCGTCCTCGCCGGTGTTGACCTTGGCGTACTTACCGGCCTGGCCGGTGTAGGCTGAAGGAGTGTCGGTGAGGGCGAGGAATGTTGCTACGCCTTCGGCGCTTACCTCTTTCCAGGAGCTGCCGTTGTAGATGTACCACTTGTGCTCGTCGTCCCTGTAGAAGAGCTGGCGTTCGGTGGGGCTCCCGGGGAAGCTGTTGCCGTGGATGAGTTCGTGGTTCTCTTCGTCGAGCCACTCTGCCTTAGACAGCTGGTCTCCCACGTCTGCGTGCGCTATGCCTGATTTAGCCATTTCTCGTCTCCTTCATACCGTGTAGACTGCGATGACTACTGCGTCCCTGGGGTTGCTCCCGGGGATGGCGAGGATGACCTGCCTCCCTATCACCATGTCGGCGTCGTCTATGTTGCGGGCGACGTTTACGCTGTCGAAGTAGGTCGTGAGGGAGCCGACGAGCTGGACGCCGGCCTTGTAGGTGGCGCTGTCCCAGGTCTTAAGGACTGCTGTTTCAATCATGTAAACCTCCGACGGGGCGAGGATCCTCGGGATTCCTGGGTGGTGAAAACCTCCGACTTATCCCCACCGAGATTGCCGCGTCGCCTTCGGCTCCTCGCAATGACAGGTTGGGAAGGGACACCAAGAAGGGGGTGCCCTCACCAAGCCCCTTTGAGGGGCAATGTATTGCCCTGCCCTTATGGTTGGTGAGGGAATACCTTGGTGCCTTGCCACTCGTAAGGGCGTGAAGGATTGCCCCAATCTCCCAGTATCTACTATGCTCCTGCAGGGTATTGATCAGGGCCACCAAGGGAGTTAGCGCCTCCTGCAGTTCGGGGTTGGGGGGCTCATAGAGTTTCCAATTAGCTTTCCTGGTCATGGTGGCTATTCATCGGTGTAGAGCTCCATGGGGATGACGCGGTTGTTCCGCGCGGCAGCTTTGAGCTGGCGCTGGTAGCGGTCGAGCCTGGTCTGGCCCCACTTCAGGTAGTTGGCGGCGGCGTCCCTGCCTCCGATGGTGGCCTTATCGATAGTGTAGATTGCCGCCGACGTGGCCAGGTAGCCTGTGGCTCCGAGGACTATGAGCTCCTCCAGGTGCTCGGGTATCGTAGAGCCCTCGGCGTCGAGTGTGTGCTGCTTCAGCCAGCGGACGCGGGCGTCGTCTCCATTGCCCTCGTCCTGCATGTAGATTGATGCGCCGTACTTGGTGAAGTGCTGGCGGTAGGGCGGCGTGTTGTCCAGGGGGAACTCGACGGAGTTGACTTTTAGCAAGCCTGTGAGGCTGGAGATGTCGAGCTCGGTGCTGTCCTCGGTGGTGGCTATATCGTCCTCCTCCTCGATGGGACAGGCGAGGGAAAACTCCCTGACTGCACGCTCGATGGCGCCGTCTACCTCGTCGTCTGTCCAGCGGTAGTTCTCCGAGTCGGTGTCCTGGAGGTCCTGTCTGACTCTGGCTCGCATTGTTGCTAGGTCCATGGTTGGCCTCCGTTCAAGGTGCGATGTTCAAGGTTCGGGGTTCGTGGGTTCGAACCCACGCGCAAGGGTAGGGGGAAGGGGGCTGGCAGGGACCCCCTTCCCAGGACAAAGGAGGTAACGATGAGTGTATGGTGCATTGTTTACGTGCCGGCGAGGTCAAGCTCTACGATCATGCCGCAGAGGAGTATCTGGCTGTGGAGCTCGTCGGCGTCGATGCCGACAACGTAGCCTATGTCCTGAAGTCCTGCGCCATCGGGGGCGTAGATGCCGGTGTCGGCGACGGCTATCTGCTCTCCCATGGTGGGCTTGTTGGCTGCGGTGTGAGCGCACTCAACGATAGCCATACCATAGGCGGTTATGACGTCGCCTGAGGCTCCGTCCTCGCCGGCTATGAGGACTGCGGGCGCCCCTGAGGTGTTGGCGGCCTTCTTCCAGCCTGTGGAATACATGATGGGATCGCCAGCAACGACAGCGCCGGCCAGGGTGATCTTCATGGGAAGCATACCTTCCAATATCTTGCGACTTGTTCCTGCGTCTACAAAAGCCATAGTTCAATCCTCCTTTATGCGTCCTTGCATCCGATTAAGGCGGCGGCCTTAACGGCGGAAAACAGGCACAGGGCGACATACCACTTTACCCGGGTGCGTGAGGCGTCCTTGGTTTCCAGGCTGCCGATGCGCTCGACCTGCAGCATCTCGGGACTGGAGATACCACACAGGGCACCTTCGCCAAAGCTCAGGGCGTAGATGGTGGAGCAGGTACTGCCCGTGTAAAGCGTCTCCACGCTGCCCGCGACGGTGTGGGTATCGAGTATCCAATCGCTGATCGCGATGGGGATGCCGTTGTAAAGCTGGACGAAGTCTCCCAGCTTACCCTCGCCTACCTCCAGGTTGGTGCCGGCTGTCCTGGCAAGGGTCTGTATCTTCCTGCGGGACCTGCGGCTCATAAGAAGCATATCGGGCTTGCCTCCCTTAACGGCGTCAATGAGCTCATCAATCTTGGCGAGGGTTAGGACAGCTCCTGCGGCTGCCATAGCGATGAGCTGGTCGGACGCTGTGCCGGTATCAATGAGCTTTATGATGCCGTCGAACTGCTTGGGGCTGGTGGTGTTGTTGCCGTAAAGGAACTGCTTCTCAAACTCGTGCCTGAGCGCTTTGGCCTTCTGCTCGATGACGGCGGCCTCCAGGTCCTGGACGTTGCTGCGGGTGGACTTCAAGAAGTTGTCCACATCGGCGTCGCCGCCCAGGATCTTGAGGGTGGCGGTGGGCTTGTTGAACTCGGGCGTGGATTCCACCCAGGTGTCGCCCACGTCGTAGAAGTCCACGGTGGGCAAGGTCTTCTCCTGGGTGTAGGTGAGGCCGTTCCCCACGATTTGAATGAAGGGCAGCTGCTGCAAGATGGGGCTGTCCTTGATGATGGTCTCGATGACGCCCTGGAGAAGGACGTCGTTAGACAGTTTTTCTGCTTCTGCTAGGGTTAAGGCCATTAGCTAGATCCTCCTTTCTGTTGGATTGCGTAGGCGATCTTCTCCCTGGGGGACATGCCCTCAGTGGGGATGCCTGCTCTGGTTGGGGCCCCTGCGGGCACCCTGGTGGCGGCTGCCTCAGCCTCGAGGGACTGCCTGACAGCGTCCACGGTGGCCTTGCCCTTCTCCACCGAGGAGAAGAGCTGGGATACTGAGTCGCCCTGAATGAGGTCCTGGGGGATCTCGGGGTGAGCGGCGAGAAGGGCCTCGCGGTACTTGCCGACAGTGGCAGCCTCAGCGTCCTTCAGCCTGGCCGTCTCGGCCAGGGCTGCTTCGCTTTCACTCTGGGCGGCGCTTAGCGCCGATTCGAGGGCGGCGATGCGGGCGTCCTTGTCGGCGGCAGCCGTCTCCAGCGCGGCCTTGGCCTGCGCCTCCTCCTCCAGCTGGGCCTTGATGGCCTCCAGGTCCTCGGGCTGCGACGCCGCGTTCTGGGGAACCTGGGGCTCCTGGTTTTCCTGTCTCTCCTGTGTCTCGTTTTGCATAGATTCCTCCTTCCTTTGAGTTGATTGAGTTTCTTGAGTTTGTTGCGTTTGTTGTGTTGGGCTGTCGCAACGCTACGAGCTCTATCAACTCCATCAACTGCTTATTCAGGCACCTCCATCTCTGCGGCAACTGCTCTCTCTCTCGCTCCGCCGCGCGATGACTGCGCCCTGAACTCCTGATTCATTTCCAGGATCCTCTCCCTCTCCTCCAGCCATCTGTTGAATTCCTGGTCGGGGTCCTGGATCCCCATTTCGTCCATGGCGGTCCTTCTGGAGTGGACTCCTGCCTGGACGAGGAGCTGCTCGTTCTGGGCCTGTCTCTGGCTGTCGGTGGGGAGTATCGGTCCCCAGACTACCCGGTGGGTTATGCCTTGGGAGCTGTGGCCCAGGTATCTCTCTGCCAGCTTGAGTATCATGCTGGTCCGCTGGTGATACGCGTTTGTTCTGATTGTCCTCTTGCGGGTTATCTTCTGGATAAGGCTTCCCAGCTCGATGTTCAGGGCGGCTCCGGAGAGCTCCTTCTCGATGCCTCCGTAGGCCGCCCTGGGCGTTTCGGATAGGTCGTGAAGCGTGCGGTAGATGGTGTCGATGTAGTCTATATGCAGCCTGATGCCGCCGCCCTGGAGCAAATCGAGGAGATAGGCCTTGGCGTCCTCGGGTATCGTCCAGACGGCGCCGGGCTGGACCCTGATGTCCTCAGCCGAGCCGATGTTTTCCAGAACGGCGATGGGATTTCCTGAGAGCTCCAGGATGCGGGAGAGCTGCGAGAGCGCTCGGTTAAGCTCCCTCTGCGGCTGGATGACGGAGGGGATGTCGGAGGTACCCCAGAACTTCTTGGGCTCGCGGAGGTTGGGAAATATGATGAAGGGGATGAAGCCGTAGGGGTTGGGCCTGGAATCCATAGGGTCGTTGTCCAGGAACAGGTCTAGGGACCGGTCCGTCCACACTTCGGTTATTGTGGCTTGCTTCTTGGTAATAGATCTGTTATAGAGGAGCTGCACCTCATCCTGGGTGAGGGTGTACCTGGAGGCGACTCTCCACACTTTGGACAGGTCGTCTCCGAGCCACCAGGCGAATATGCCTGAGACATCGGGGGCGGTGATCCTGATGCGCTTGGCGTCATTATCCCAGGTGACCTTATAGCAGGCGTCTCCCAGTACGGCGGCGTCGATCTCGGTCTCCCAGTCAAGCTGCTGGAGGTTGTTGTCTTGATATACCTGTCTGAGGAGCTGCTCGGCTGTTGGTACTCTGGCTTGTTGCTCCTTGTTTCCTGCCTCTTGTGGGTAGCAGGCGAAGCTGAGGCCCTGGATGAGATAGCTGGTGCATTTGTCCACTGCCACCTTGGCGTAGTTGAAGGTGAGCTGGCGGTGGCGGCTGGTGGTTGGCCACTGGGTGCCGCTGTAGAAATCAAGGTTCTGGCGGTAGGCGCTAAGGCGGCCGGTGTCCAGGCGAGCTAGCTGCGATGGGGTGAATTCAGTCATCTCTTAGGCCTCCTTTCCCTCTGTGATTGCGAGCCGAAGTTGCGAGCCGAAGGCGTGGCAAGCAGCGTGGCAGTCCCAGCCCCACCGAGATTGCTTCGGGGCTGCGCCCCTCGCAATGACGCAGCGGCGCGTCCTTGCCACCCCAAGGCATCGAAAGCAGCGAGGCAACCCCTCACACGACCACCAAGATTGCTTCGTCGCTGGCGCTCCTCGCAATGAGGCAGGGCCGTGCCATTGCCACCCCCAGGGCCCGTGCAACGCCACATCACCCCCTCCACCATTTCAGCGCCCTTTGCACCGTTCTAACGCTCACCCCGAACATGCCTGCAATCTCCTCAACGCTTTTCCCCTCATTCCTCAAGTCCGCCATCTTGCCCGCCCGCATGCGCTTCAGAAACTTTGCCCTACCCCAAGGCTCCTCCCTAATACAGTAGGGGAAAGGACAATGCAGACAGGACGGGAATAGCTCGCACCCCTGGTCGCTATAAGGGTATTCCTCAGGCAATAAGTCCCAAACAGACTTTTGTTCCACAATTCACCCGGTTTTTTGCAACCCCGGTCGTCACCGCCCTCCGGCAGTAACAGGCGTGACTGGTGCAACTCACAGGGCCAGCGTAGCACACTCGTTCTAATGCAGCAAGGCGATTCTGTCGCCGCAGCCACTCCTCGCAATGACGTCGGGGTGGTCATTGCGAGCGAAGCGTGGCAATCTCGGTTGTCGGCCCATCGCATACCTCGCATAGTTAGGCGTATTGACAAGCTCAGGCTAGCTGCTATAATCGCAGGTGGGTGGGGTAAGTTTTTTCCCTTACCTATTGACAAAACGCGCACATTGAAGTAAGGTAGTTAGAAACAGCAGGAATAGAAGGGCAATTGCCTAAACAGAATGTTGCCCGTGTTCGTTTATATAGTAACTGAGAAGGAGGTGATGCCTATCAAGCAGTCCCAAAGGGTCTGCCAGTGTCATTGCGAGCGAAGCGAAGCAATCTCACAGCAGGCGAACCCAGAGGGGGAGATGAAAGCGCCCTGGCCCGGGGCATAAAGGCGGGATGAGATTGCTTCGTCGCTTCGCTTCTTTCAATGACAAGAGGGGAGGTGCTCGGCGCAATGACATCCACACAAGGGGCAAGCCTGAAATGAGGCAGGCTACAAGTAGAGGTTTACCGAAAACGAAACCTAAGGCCTGAGCCCGAGGGGGTCGACCCCGGGTGAAAGGTTGAAATAGAATCCTAAAAAGGAGGAGTAAATGACTAAGATTAAATGGCATACCAGGGCGATATATATACTTATCGCTCTGGCATTGGCTATAGGTCTGACGGGGGTAGTAGCAGCGCCGACTGAAGTCAGCGCCGCCACGCCCAGTGCCGAGTGGACCAGTGTGACGACGCCCAGCGAGAGCGACTGGGTAATCGGCACAGAAAGCAATCTCGTTCTATGGGGCACCGGTGCTACCAACGGCCTTGAAACCCTGGGCGAAACGCTCTACGCCATGGGGTCATCACCTGACCTAGTAGAGATAGACAATCCTATCGGCACTGCTTTGTGGAAGTCCACCGACAGCGGCGCCACCTGGAGCGACAAGACCGATAAGCTGATCGACTGTATCGAGGACGAAAACCTCGGCACTCTCTACGAGATCAACTTCATCGCTGCGGCGCTCGACGACGCTGACTTCCTGGCTGTAGCTGCCTACCTAGAAGATGCCCTATCACCAACCGGGTATGTGCAGCAAGTGTTCGTCTCAGACGATGGAGCTACCAGCTTCGAATGGCCCGGCGACCTATCTGATTCGTCCGCCGGTACTGTCCTTACCGATGTCTTCTGCCTGGCAATCTCCTCGGAGGTTAGCGGCAAGCGCAACATAGCTGCAGCAGGCATATGGGACTGGAACTTCGGTGGAGGAAGCATGCCAATGCAGAATATCTACCGAGGTCCCGATACTGACGGCGTGATCTACCGCCTGGAGACCGGCGGATTATTCGGCTCTTGGAAGGACGCGTCCGACTACGACGGCTGGGACGAATTCACCTTGGGCCGCACCACCGCGGTTACCAGGGTGGCTTTCGCACCTAGCTGGGAGGCCGACCGCACAGTTTTGGCCACTACCCATACCAACCTAGGGAACTGGGCGGGTGTCGACCCTGGTGAAACCTACCTCCAGTCGGGGACATGGGGAAGCACCAAGGCATGGAATGCCGAGGCTGGCTTCCCAGATGCAGTCCTGATAGTAGATGAAGTCGAGGTCAACTGGCCTTTCGGAAGAGCATTCATGTCAGGCGTTGTAACGCCATTCGACTACGAGGGCAGGTATACCAGCAAGCGCTATGCGTGGGTCTACGTCGACTCGAATATGGGGCCGGTAGCCGGTCGTACGTATGGCGGCCAGATCTTCCGCGTGGTTAACAGCTCGGTACAGCCCATCGTAACGCAGCTTCCCGAGTGCGACACGAACTTCATCCCATGGATAGCAAATCTCGCCTACTGGGGCACCATTGAGAGCGGCAAAGCCATAGCCGGAATCATGGGCTATGGAATGGGTGAGCTCACCGACTGCTGCGATGGAGTCCAGGTCTATCGCAACGATAGTATCGAGGATATGGAGATTTGCTGCTACGGCTGGAAGGACGCATGCAAGCCGCCCACTGGACGGGGCTTCGCCGTGCCAGCCTTCATCTCCGAGAACAAGGCCTACACCATAACCGGTACACATCCCTTCTGGCTGGAGGTCGTTGATCCCTATTTGGGCACCTATGATGAAAGCGCCTTCTCCTTCAGTCTCGATGACGGCGACAACTGGAACCAGCTCAGCCTCATCGACACCGATATTGACCTGTTAACCGACGTCGCTGTCAATCCCGAATGCAACACCGTATATCTTGCCAGCGCCAACTACTGGGACGAGTACAAGGCATGCGACTGCGACAGCGTGTGGTTCAAGGCCGATGATCTCTCCGAGGCCGAGGAATACAACGACGTCTGGATCAGGGTGTGGTGCAAGGAGCTTGAAGGTGAGGAAGAGGGTCTTCTCCGCCTGGCTCCTGAAGAGACCGATGAGACCCTGACCGTCTATCTGGTTGACCGCGGCACCGACAACGTGTACTACAACAGCTCCAAGGGACTGCCCTGCTGGGAGCTGGGACACTCCACCGTAGATGAGATAGGCGACATGGCTGTGAAGGACGAGGCCACCATCTATGCCCTGAGCATGGATAACGGAGACGTGGCGGTCTCCGACGACCACGGCGCCACCGCTACCTGGGAAGACACCGTAGACAGCGGTGTTGACTATGGCCAGACCATAGCCGTTCACGGCGACTATGTCCTTGTCGGTGGTGAGGATGGCGAGGCGGCCTACTCCGATGACAACGCCGAAAACTTCAACGACCTGGACGACATCGGCAACGGCGATGTTCATGTGGCCTTTGACAGCTACTTCGATGACAACGGCACGGTCTATGCTGCCGTAGCCTACGGCGATAATGGCATTTACCGCTGCACCGACCTGGCAGATGGGTCCTGGACAGACCTCAACGCCGAGGACTATGACTACACCGGCATAGTTCTTGACAACGCTGACGGCAATCCCATGACCGATGCCGAGCACGGCGGAGTTCTCTATGCTTCCTCATGGGATATCGACGGGGTGTACAGCGGCGTAGCTCGCTGTCTTACACCTGCCGAGGAAGTCTGCTGTGGCGAATGGAACTGGGACTACCTCATTCAGGACACGGGTGACACGATCGGACTGTGGTTCGACAGCGAGCCCAGTGCTCTGAAGATCTGCGGCTGCCAGACCGAGGAAACCAACAGCAAGCTGTGGGCTATCGACTCGGTGTGGTACGACATTGAAGACGCAGATTACGGCACGCTGTGGACATACGAGGACTGCTATGCCAAGGCCGCTCCATCCATAGTGAGCCCGGCAGATGACGCTACCGTCGCCGCCGACCCCTGCTACTGCTGGAACGACGCCTTCGTGTTGAAGTGGGACCGCCAGTGTGACGCCTGCTCCTACGATATACAGATATCGCTCGATGACGCCTTCACCGAGATAGTGCCCGGCTGGGATGTAGTAGAATTCGAGCCATCCAGCGGCTCAAAGCCCAGCATGGTGGTCGAGAACATGGGCCTGGGCACCGGTAGCTGCGGCACCACCTTCTACTGGAGGGTGAGATCGGCTGACGCCGAGACCGAAGAGATAATTCACAGCTTCTGGTCTGAGGTCCGCAGCTTCACTGTGGCTCAGGGTCCCGCTGCCGCCATTGAATTGACCTCTCCCACCAATGGCGCCACCAACGTGCCTACAAGCGGCGTCTCCTTCACCTGGTCATCCGTCGCCAGCGCCACGGCCTATGACTTCACCTTGTCGGCTAGCTCTGACCTATCCAGCCCGCTGGATAGCAAGACAGGGCTGACCACTACCGCCTACACCGTCGCCGGACCGCTGAGTGAGGACACTCCCTACTACTGGCAGGTTAACGCCACCAAGGATGGCAAGGTAATCTCTGCCAGCAGCATCTCCACCTTCACCACCAAGCCTGCAGCACCA